AAAAGAATTTATAAAGGAATTATTTTGGTTTTGTAATGAATATTTGAAGTTAACAGGTCAACAGCAAGATGATATAAACAAATTTGAAATAACTTTCAATAGGTCTTTAATTATTAATCTTAAAGAAACTATTGAAAGTGTTGTAGCAAGTAAAGGAATTATAAGTGATAGGACGGTTGTTGCTAATCATCCTTGGGTTGATGATGTTGACAAAGAATTAAAAGAAATGGACGCCGACAAAGAAAAAAACATGGAATTGCTAGGCGGTGATGATATTGACGATGGAGAACCTAGACAGGCTGACGGAAAGACAAGAGAAAAACCTTCAAGCTCAGATAATTAAGCAATACAAAATGTCACTTAAGGAAACAAAATTTAATCTACTTTCATTATATGAGAAATACTCGAGGGATGGAAAATTAAATTTTGAAGATATGCAGAAATACGGAAGATTTGCAAGTATGGAAGCATCAATTGTTGAACAATTAAAAGAACTATACAATCAAACTGGCAGATTATTAACAAAAGATTTGTCGACAATTTATTTGCAAAATTATTTTTATGTTGGCTTTTTGGCAGAAACAGCAAGTCAAATTAAAATGTCTTTTTCGTTATTATCTCCTGATGTCGTCAAAGAACAAATACAAAATCCAATTAGCGGATTAACGCTTAATGATAGATTGAAAAAAAATAGGAACGAAATTATAATCAGAACTAGAGAGCAATTGACACGAGGCTTAATTCTTGGTGAAGGTATTCAAAATATGTCAACAAGAATAAAAGAGTTGTATGAATTTGATGTTGCAAAATCTGTTAGAATTGCAAGGACTGAAACAAACAGAGTAAGAAACGCAGGGAAGGAAAAGGGTTACGAAAGAGCCAAACAAAAAGGTGTTGAGTTTAAGAAAGAATGGATTTCAACTTTAGACAGTCGAACTAGAGATATGCATAAAAAACTAGACGGAATGTTAGCAGACGAAGAGGGATATTTTACGGTTTCAAGTTTTCGTGCTAAATATCCGGGCGGTTTTGGAGTTGCTGAAATGGATATAAATTGTAGATGCACTACTAAAGCCACTTTCAAAGGTTTAGAGTCTACAGTAAGAAGAGAAAACGTTGACGATAAGAAAATTATTCCTTATGAAAAATATTCAGATTGGTACGAAAATAGAGTTGCAAAATAAAATTAGAAAGAGGGTTTTAAAATGAAAAAAGTAATGCTATCTCAACCAATGGCAGGCAGAACAGATTTAGAAATAGTAGAAACAAGAGAAAGGGCAATAAAAGAACTGGAATCAAAAGGTTATGAAGTTATTAACACGCTATTTACTAATGAATGGTATTCGAAAGAGAGCATGGAAGAAAGAGGCGTAAAACAAATACCTGTATGTTTTTTGGCTAAAAGCTTAGAAAATATGAGTCTTTGTAATGCAGTTTATTTTTGCAAAGGTTGGAAATATGCAAGAGGTTGTAAAATTGAGCATGATGTAGCAGTCATATATGGTTTAGAAATTATATACGAAATATAAATTGATATAATAAACGAGGTTTAAAAGTTTCCTCTCAAAAAAGCAAGCCTTATGCGTGGAGGGTTACACGCCAAAAAAACTAATTAGGAGATGTGGAAAATATGGATTTAAAAGAATTGCTAGGCGAAGAATTGTGGAAAAGCGTAAAAGAAAAATTAGGAGATAAGAAATTAATAATCAATGATGGATCTTATCTGCCAAAAGCAAAAATTGACGAAAAGATTGACGAAATTAAATTACTTAAAGAGAAAGTTGACTCTCTTGAAAAGACGTCTAAAGAGACAGAAACACTCTTGAAAGATAATGAAGAACTCAAGAAAAAATATGATGTATTGCAGACGGAAAACAAAACACAACTTGAAGCGAAAGACAAACAAATTGCCAACATAGTCAAAAAGACGGCATTGAGCAAAACACTTTCAGAAAAAGGGGCAAAGTATCCAGAATTATTAATGAAAGAATTTGATATTGACACTTTAGAACTTGACGGCGAAAATGTTAAAAACTTTGATAGTTTGTTTACTCCGTTGGCAGAAAAATACAAGGATATGTTCCCTGAAAGGAAAATAGAAGGAAAAGACCCTGCAAAGGGTAAAGAAGCGATTGACCCGTCAAAGGGTGATTTCTCATGGATGGATAATATTAAATAAAATTTAGGAGGTTTTTAATTATGTCAAACTCAATAGCGTATGTAGTAAAATATTTAGATATGTTAGATAGGATTTATAAAGCTAATTCGGTTACATCAATTCTTGAAGCGGCTGCAAGTAAATATAAATTCTCAGGGGTTCAAGAAAACGAGATTAAAATAAGAAAATTAGTACTACAAGGCTTAGGCTCTTACAGCAGAGCAAGTGGATATGATTCAGGTGACGCAACTGTTACATGGGAAACCCACACTTTTGCGGTTGATAGGTCAAAGAAATTCAACCTTGATACTATGGATTCAGCAGAAGCATACCAAACAATAGCAGAATTGGCAGCAGAATTTGAAAGAACTAAAGTTGCTCCTGAAATTGATGCTTACAGATTTGAAAAAATGTGCAGTTTGTGTGGGCTTGATGTTAGTGCAAATTTAACAGACGATACAGCAATCGCCGCAATTGACACAGGCATTCAAACTCTAAATGATGCAGAAGTTCCAGTTGAAGGCAGAGTTTTATTTGTATCAAATAGCATGTATACTTTGATGAAGCAATCAGGCGAACATGTGAACGTTAGAATGTCACAGCAAAACAACGGAACTATTAATAGAAACATTGAAATATTTGACGATATGCCAATTGTGAAAGTTCCTGCTGCAAGATTCTATAATAACTTTGATTTTGCCACAAGCGGTGCAGGTGGATTCACTCCAGCGGCAGGCTCAAAAGCCATCAACTTTATGATAGTGCCAACGCAAGAAATTATTGCAGTCAAAAAGCACGTTGCTCCAAAGATTATAACTCCTGAATTAAATCAAAGTTATGATGGTTGGATATTTGCTTACAGATTGTATCATGATTTGTTTATTGCAGAAAACAGACTTAATGGAACTTACATTCATACAGTAGCATAATTGACATCAAAGGAACAGACGAAAATTGTTATAAAATAACAAATAGGGGGTTGGAAAAATGGCTAATACATTAAAAGGAAAACTTGACAGCATCGGAGACGGTCTTTCAAGTATATCAAGCATTGCATCTGTACTTGGTAGTGGTGCTACGGCACTAAGTGCAATTACAAGCTCGGCTGATTTAATTAATTCGGCAGCAAGTGTGATAGATAGTAACGGCGATTTGGTCGATGATGTTTCAGTGCAAGTTGATAGCGTTGGAGCGTTGGTAACTACAAAAACAAGCAGTACATCAACATTAGTTACAAGTGTTGGAACTCTTGCATCAAGCGTAGGAACTCAAGCAGGAAGCGTAGGCACACTTGTTTCGACAGCATCGTCAAAAGTTGATAGTCAAGGCTTATTAGTAACAAGTGTTGGTGCTTTACAGAGTGCTATTGATTCAAAAGTTGATTCAGTTGGGGTTAAAGAGTCAAGCGTGGGCACATTAACGGCAAGTGTTGGTGTTCAAGCTTCAACATTGATAGCAACAACAGTTCCGAGCGTTGGAACATTAGTTGGAAGCGTTGGAACTCAGGCTAGTACATTGATAGCTACTACAGTTCCGAGCGTTGGAACACTTGTCTCTACATCTAATTCAAAGGCTGATAGCGTTGGTGTATTACTTTCAACAGTCATTTCAAAAATTGATTCGGTTGGTGCATTATAAGATAAGGAGGTTATTGCATGATTATATGTCACATTGCTCCATTTGCACCAAATAGGTGTGGGCTTTATGAAGCCAGTCGAGATATGGCAAGGGCTGACATAGTTGGCAATAACCAAGTTATTTTTATTGATGCAGGAATAACAGTCAATGGAGTTCGTGAAGAGCCGTTGATTAGTGGTATTGATGATAGAGCAGGGTTTAAACTGATAACAGCTGACCCTTCTCTTGTCAATATTGCTGATGTAATAGTTTTACATACAGGAGTCCCTGACAATTGGCTTGTGAAATGTCAAACTCCTATTATTTGGGTAATACATGGAAGACCATTAGCATGTTTTCGCCCAGAGTTGCAAAATAAAACAAACTCTTATAGCTTATATCAAAATATTGCACAATGGCAAAGAAGCAAAAAGATGATCCACTTTTGGGAAGAACATATTCCACACTGGGATATATTTATCCCGAAAGAAAAACAAGTGTGTTTCGAGTATCCTGTAATTGATGAAAACCGATTCCATAGCAACGGTCAACAGCATATACTCACAAACAAAGGAAAATATAACATCCTTATTTGTGACAGCAGCAGAGAAGATATTGACCTTTATGAGTTGGTAATAGGTTGCATTGAAGCCGTCAAGGTTATTCCCGGTTTGAAATTTCATTTTTATGGCTTTGATTTTCCGATTCCAAATTGTTGGAATATTGTATTAGGTAAACTTAAAGAATTAGGCGGTTTAGGTGATTTGTCGGGCAGGGTTGGAAACATGGAACTTGTTTATAGGTCATGCGATTGCTTAATAAGTCCGAATCGAATAATTACAAGAACGATAGCAGAAGCGTTAAGTTGTGGTATTCCTGTTATTTCTGAATTAGGTTGCAAAGTTGCGGATTATACTTGTAATATGGCAAATACAAAAGACATAGTTGATGTGATACAATTGTTTGTAAATGACTTTGACAAAAACGAACATAAAAATGGTGTATTAGAAAGAGCAAGACTTTTCAACATGCAAAACTATTCTAAAAAAATGAATAAGATTTATGAAGAGGTGGTTAGATGATTGCAACATTGACGGAGATTAAAGAATTATTAAAAATAACAAATACTACAAACGATACTATGATTGATGCTCTCATTCCAATTATTCAAGATGACATTTTATCATTTTTGCGGAATAAGTTTTTGACGGAAATAGTTATTCAAGAAAATACAATAAGTTTTTCAGGCAATTCGATTATAGATTCAAATAGCGGTTTTGTTGAAGCAGGATTTGTCGTCGGTAATATAGTAGTTCAAGATAGCAAATTAAACAATAATTTCTATACAGTTACAAACGTAACAGCGGATACATTGACGGTAAGTGAATTATTATATACCGAAACAGCCGAAAATACAATCAAAATAAATCAAGTGATATTTCCCTCTTCATTAAAATTGATAATGTCAAATATGATAGGTTTTACAATGAATAATAAGCATGGTGTAAAGTCGGAAACATTTTCAAGATATAGTGTAAATTATGGAAGTGATATATCAAGTATTATAAATGGTTATCCTGATACAGTTACAAGACCACTGCTGAAATATAGGAAGGTGTATAATGATTACTGATTACTATACAGAGAGTATTATAATTCAACGTGCGACAAAAACTAAGGTGTCAGGAAGAACAGCAGAAACATGGTCAACTCACCTAACTATTGACGGATATATTGATTTTATAAACGGCAAAGAAACAACGAAAAGCAATAAAATCGTAGAAGATGGAACACATGTTTTGATGTGTGCGAGCGGTTACGATATAACAAATAATGACAGGGTTTATTTTGAAAATGAAATATACAGAATATTAAGTGTTGACACAGTTTTTGAACATCACTCCGAAATAATTTTAGAAAAAATAGGGGTTGATAATTAATGTTTGAGTCTAATATAAGACAAGTACAAAACGAATTAAGAAATATGCAAATAAGAGCATTAACTCAAATAGGCTTGTATGTAGAGGGTGAAGCTAAATTGCGTTGCCCTGTTGATACTGGAACTTTAAGTGGAAGTATTGACAACAAGGTTATTGAGTCGGATTTGTCGGTAATAGTTGGAACGAATGTTGAATATGCTTTGAATGTCGAAAAAGGTACACGCAGGCAAAGAGCAAAACCTTATTTAACTCCTGCCGTTGAAGAAAATATAAACAATATTAGAACAATAGTAGAAAGGAATGGTATAAATGGTTAATTTGCTTAATGCAATTTATGAACAACTAAAAAACTTTAGCGTTGAAGCTTATAATGGCAAAGTTCCCGATGATGCCGTTTATCCTTTTATTTCTTATAACATTGTTAATTCAGTTGATATTGACGGTTGCGAATCAGGAAGCAGAGAAGATTTTATTCTTGAAGTTGACATTTGGGATAATATAAGTGATACATTACGAATTGAAACACTTGTAAACAGTATTGATAATGCTATTAATAGAATTAGGTATAAAGACAGTAATATATTTGCGTGTTTTTATAGAATTACGAGATTAAACTTGCCAGATGCAGATGAAAATTTGAGTCGTTGGCAATTGAGATATAGAGTCCCAGTTTGGCGTAATTTCACACTTTAAAAAACTAATAGGAGGAATTGATTATGAACGCAGTCACTACAGACCAAATTAACAACATAATGCTTGATACAGGGGTTGTCTATATAGACTATGGACAGCCAACAGAGAGAGTTCTTGCTCCAACAAGGGGAGGTTCAAGTTTTGTAGTAGAGCAAGATGTAAGAGAAATTGAAAGAGATGGAGCATTAGGCAAAGAAAAAGGATTGCGAAGAGTTATAAAAGAAAATGCAATGTTGACAGTCAAATTCATGGATATGTCGGTCGCAAATCTTAAAATGATGTTAAGGGGCTCAACTCTTTCAGGTGTTACGATTTCAAGCACTGAAACAGGAACAATTGCCACAAGTGAATATTTCACAAATGTAACGTGGATTGGAACAGATATGGAAGGAAAAAACAAGGTTATAACTTTGTTCAATGCTATGTCGGACAATGGACTCAAAGCAGATTTTACCGACAAAGACGAATCAGTTTTAGAGGTTGTATTTTCAGCTCATCGTGACCCAACTGACTCAACTCCTGCATGTTATACTATTGTTGAGGTTGAAGCCGTTGCTCCTAATTTGACAGCCTTATCCGTAACGACAGCGACTTTATCTCCTGCATTTGCGGCGGGTACATATGAATATGTTTCAACGGTTGTCAATGGTACAACTAGCGTTACAGTTACACCTACATGTGCAACGGCTGATTCTATAACTGTGAATGGTACAACGGTTGCAAGTGGTGTTGCATCTGGTGCAATTGCTTTGTCGGTTGGTGTTAATGTAATTTATGTTAGAACAATTAAAGCAGGATATACTAATACTACTTATACAATTAGAATATCGAGAGCAAGTAGCTAATAGGAGGTAAAACATGTTAGGTAAAATAGTTCAGTATACGACAAAGGAAGAAATAAAACTTCCTGCAATAATTGTAAATATTTGCGATACTGATAACAATACAGTTGATTTGCAAGTATTTACTAATTGTCTAAATAGCATGTCAAAAAATAACAGTTATGATGAAAGGATGAAAAATTTGTTATGGAAAACATCAATATTATTTGACAAAGACGGAAAACCTGAAACATGGAACTATTTAGACATTCCACAAGCAACTATTAAAGCCAAAAAAGAAATAAAGGACGATAGCAAAGACTAGGTTACATTAAAAAAATTGGGGGTGTATTTACACTCCCTTTTATTTTTAAATGCCTTAAAAACGATTCTATGGAGGATGAAAATAATGAGAAAACTTAAAACAACGGATATTTTTGCAATTTCTAAAATATTGAAAAAAATTAACATTAAAATAGATGCAGAAGGAAAAAGTCAAGTGCAATTTGGTGCGGAATTAATATTGACAGCTTTTGAGAATTTACATTTGGCAGAATACGAAGTTAACGAGTTTTTTGGAAGTTTAACTGGAATGACGGCAAACGAATTTTCGGAATTAGAATTTGAAAAGACTCTAGAAATTATAAAAGAATTTAAAGAAATTTCAGGAATAGAAAATTTTTTCAAATCAGCAGGTCAATTGACAACGAATATATAATTGACTTGCTATTGAATAGGTATCATAACATTGAATACATAATGGCTCTTGATTGGCAAGATGGAATAAGTCAAATTAATAAAGCAG